GGAGCTGCCTAAGATAAGCGTCGGTCATTTCCTTGTCGGCCGGGGCGCAGGGATAGCCGACGACCGTGAGGCGCCGCTCGACATTGTCGATCTCGTGAGTGAGCAGGCCGCGCAGGCAGCCGAAGTCGTACGCCGAGAATGTGACTGTCACGGTCGGTTTGGTCATGATGCCCTCACGCCCAGGATCTGCGCCTTGATGTCTTCGGCTGTTTGAGCCGACATGCCCTTGGCCTTGGCCACGGTGTCGACGGCCTTCTCAACATCGGCCTTGAATTCCTTTGCCACCTTGGTCCGGCGATCGCTGGAAACGCTCTGCGCCTGGGTCGCCATCTTCAGCGCCGTGGCGAGCTGCATGGCGCCGATCGGCGCCAGCCCGCTTTCGCCGGCGTCGGTCAGCAGCTCGAACACCAGCGTCTTGATCGCCTCGGCTGCAATCAGCGTCAGATCGTCAGAGCTTTGCGCATCGAACCGCTTGGAGATGGTGGCAGCGATCTCGCGGGTGTCTTCCAGCCGGCGCGTCATCATCGCCAGCTTTATCGAATAGCGGTTGAACGCCGAGAATGAGGGGATGACGAATTCCAGCTCGCCTTTGTGCTCGGCCTGCAGGGCCTGCATCTTCAGGAAGAATTCCTCGTAGATCTCGCTCTGCGTACGATCGCGGTCCTGCAGGGCGGTGGCCGCCCACGTGATGATCGGGCCGCACTCCTCGGGCAGGCGCTCGATCGCCGAAAGCTGACCACGGCCTTTGCGCGCCATTTCAGGCCTCCGGCGAGGGTCGGGCCACGCCTTCGATGATCGCGCGGCGTTCCACATGGTCGACGCCGGCGCGCGTGATGGCCGCGACCATGAAGGTGCCGACCTCAGTCACCTTCACCGCGCCCAGCTCGTCGAGCTTGCGCAGTTGCGTGCGGACCCACTCTCGCGAGCGGTTGTGACCGAATGTGTCGAGCGTCTTCGTCAGCAGCGCCTCGTTGAGGCGACCGTCGGTCTGCTTGTTCAGTTCCCGCAGGATGACCAGCCGGGCATCGTAAGTCAGGTAGGCGTCGAAATCGGTCATTCGCTCTTCGATCCTGATAGCAAGAAGTTCTCCATGCGGTGGACGGTGCGGGCGATGCCATTGACCACCTCGGCCTGCTTGCCCGCATCGCCCTTGATCTCGGACACCGCGAGCCGCAGATCCATGAAAGCCGTCGCATCGGGCAGATGCTTCATTTCGCTTTCGATCGACTGGATGCGAGCGCCATGGCCGTCCAGCGTCTTCTCCAGCTCGGCATAGCGTTCGCCGGTCTCTTTCTTGTGCGTCGACAGATCGGTAGCCGTCTTCTTGGCGCCGGATGTCACCAAGGTGAACACTGTCGTTCCCAGCGACAGGATTGTGGAGATGGCGACCAGCCAGGGCATCAAGGGCGTAATGTCCATCAGGCTCGTCTCCGGCTCTGTCGTTCGATGAAGGTTTCACAGTCGATGCACCTGGTGCAGTTCGGAACCGCGTGGCGCCGGGCATCGGGGATACGCTCGCCGCAGTCGCAGAACGGCGAAATCTCGACTGCGGCGTATTGCTCCCGGATCGCCGCCTGGATGCGAGCGACGCCGGCGGCACACTCCTGCTCGACGCGCCGCTCGGCCAAGTCGATGGCTGCGTTGCCGGCCGTCATTTCGGCTCCCTCGCGGCCTTGCGCTCGTCATACCAGCCGGCGCAACCGTCGATCTGGTCGTTGGCATTGCCCAAGGCGATATCAGCCTTCTTGTTGGCAACGCCGAGCTTATCGCCGAGCTTGATGCCGCTGCGGTGGTGGCGGCGGCACTCCGAAGGATAGTCGGGCATGCGCCGCGCTTCCGCGACCGCGCGATCGGCTTGCGTCAACGCCTCTACGACGACGCTGGCCTTGGCCCTGTCGGCATAGGCTTTGCCCAGGGCAGCCTTATCGGTTGTGCAGGCTGTCAAGCAGCTGCTGATCAACAAGGCCGTCAACGCGGGCTTGAAGCACGGCGAGTTCATCTTCCGCTTTCCTTTTTTCGGTGTCGGTAAGTGTGAGCGTGGTTTCCAGGTGGACGCGGGCGGCCCGTTCATCAGTCGCCATCTTGCTGGCCTCGTCGGCCTTGCCGTCGCTCCAGGCGCGCAGCCGACGCTGTTCGACCAGCTCGGCATTGAGCGCGTCGAGCCTGGCACCGGCCACGAGTTCCGTCACGGCCTTGTCGACCGCCTGGCGCACGGCCGAGGCTTTGTCGAAGCAGAGCCAGATCCCGGCGGCGAGAAAGAACCACACCGGCAGCGTGATGCCGAACGTCAGCACCGGCAGCACCCATTTCTTCAAGAAGAGGCCGATCGCCGCGCCGCTCATTGCGCCAACCACCACCAAAGCAGAACCAGGCTCACCAGGACGAACACCGCCCCGGTGCCCGATGCCGAGCCCAAGAAGCTTGACCAGAAGATGCGCGGATCGATCATTGTACGTTCGCCTCGCTGAACGGCTCGGCTGGCTCGCCGCCGTCTGTCACTGACAAAGATGTGGGGGACTGTCCGGCCACCATGGCGCGGACGATCTGCCTCAGATCCATATGGCCGATGCCCATGTAGGCGCCGCTCACTGCCAGGATGAGGCCGATCGCCGTCGCGGCAACGTAAGCGGCTTGCGCATAGACGATCGAGGCAAACACCGCCGCCCAGGCCAAGGCGCAGTTGGCGATGACCAAGCCTTTCGAGAAACGGCGGCTCTTCTGGACAAGCGGCATCAGAGTTTCGCTTTCACCTCGGCCCGGAAGCGGTCGCCGCACTCGCGCGCCGTGTCGAAAGCGGGATCGAACGGCAGCTTGGCGATGTCCCATTTGCCGCGCTGCTGGATGCCGAGGTTGGCCTGGACTTCCGCATGCGAAAGCACGGCCTTTGGCCCTACGGGGATCGTGTAGCGGCGGCAAAGCTCAGCGACGACCGTGGAGGCGGCATCCCACTGAGCCTTCGTAAGGGGCTGGGTGCCGGCCCTAAACGGCCGCTCGATCGCGCCGGCCATCGCGCACATGGACACGCCGATTGAGCCGGTGTTGCAGTTCAGCGTGTGCGCGGCATAGCCGGCCTTGGCCCTGGGCAGCGAGTTGAGGTCGATCGACGGGATCCCACGGATCAGCTTGCCGTCGTCTTCGATCAGTAGATGATAGTGTTTCCGGTCGAAATCGGTCGCCTTGTGAGCGCCGGCCGTCCAGTGAAGGATCACCCGCTGAATGGTCGCGTTCGGCAGCCAGCCGCCGGGGATGGTCATCGTAGAGCCCGCCTGTGAAATCGGCCGGGAGATGCCCCGGCCATTTCGCAACACCATGCCTTTGGCGGCAGGCGGCAATCATGCCCGCCATGGCGGGCGGTCTGTCAGTTGCTGGAGAAGAGGTCGATTTGGCGCGGGTCGCAGCTACCCTTCGCGGGCTTGCCCGGCATTCGGCTGAACAGCTTGTCCACGCCGGTTTCCGTCATGCCGAGGCGCCGGGCGATGTCGGCGTTTGAGTGACCGAGGCCGCGATAGTGCCGCGCGCGATGGTCTCGTGCAAGGGGTACCCGAAGATAGGTTCCGGAGTAGCGGTTGCCGAGCCTATTGGCTGCTGCGATGCCCAGCTGCTTGGCAATGGCAGTCGTGTCGCCTGATCGCGGCACGTAGAGCCGCGTTCCGCCGAACGCTTCGACCAGGCGAAGGAAGTCATCCTTGCCCAAGAGGCCCAGCAGTTCAGCGGATCGCAGCTCGTCGCTCACGCCACCTCCAGCCGCAGATTGCGCATGGTCGTGGTGAGCGTCTCGCGGTTCGGCCCATGCCAGATCAGGCAGAGCGTGTAGAGGCCGTTGCGGCAGCGGTAGAGGGCGGAATGCTTCGTCAGCGTCCAGTCGCATCCCTTGGCGGCCGCAAGGGCGCTTGCCGCCAGCTCCGAGGCCGCCAATGTCTCGATCTTGGCGAAGTCGATCTTGACCCGCCCTGTGTGACGACGACGCATGCTCATGCTGGCTCCCATTCGATCAGCTTGCCTTCGAACAGACCCTGGCCATGCTCGGCGTTCCAAAAGGCGCCCATATTCCAACGTGCAGAGCCGACGCGACCGATCTGCTTCATACGGCAGTCGCCGATGTGCTCGATGCCAAAGCCATCTGCCGCCGCGAACGCTTCAATCTCGTCGCGATGAAGGGAGCGGCCGTCGATGACGATCGAGGCGATGAACTCCTCCAGCAGCCACGTGGTGACAATGGCGATCGGCCTGACGCGGACGCAGATCGGGTCGGGATCGACCAGCTTCACACAGTTGCGGGTGCGCATGCCCTGGTAGAGCTGGACCGGCTCGCCCGGCCGTGCGTGGCGCTTACGATCGGCGCGTACGGTCTGGCGCTTCATCAACGCCGATACCTGAGGGCCGAACATGGTCTTGAAGCTGTAGGCGACCATTAGCAGCCACACCCGCAGCGCAAATCGCACTCGCCGCTCGCAATGCGTTCCTCAAGGGCGTCGATGCGACGCTGTTTGGCGCTAATGACTTGTGAATAGCTACGAACCATCTCTTCAAGAACGTCGGCCCTGTCAGCAGGCTCTCCCTCCCCTGGAGCGGGTAGCGAGGCTGCCAAAGCAGCATCCGCCAAACGCTCAACGTCGATTATCGGTCGCGGTGCGGGGTAGACGATCGGATAGCTGAGCATTGTCTTGCCGTCTGCATCAGTGAAAATCATCATCACCCCGAGATCGGACTGGCGGTTAAGCTCGGCTTGTAGGGCCGAGACAAGAATGGCCTTGTCGGGAGCGCTCATGCCTTCGCCTTCCTGACCATGTCGCCGAGCGCGTTCATGACGGCAGGCCAGTCGCGATCGGCCATCTGGTCGAGTGGCTTGGCCATGTCCCAGACGAACTGCCGGAAGCCCTTCGGGTCGACGGCTTTCGCAACGCTCAGGCGGTGCCATTGGGCAAGTGCAATCTTTGCACCTGGAAACCGGAGCCACTCGGCCGTGTTGACGCTTTGGCTCCAGTCGACGCCGGCCTCTCGCGTCATCCAGGCTTTCAGCGCGTCGACAGCCTTGGCCGCGTCATCGCCGTCGAGCAGGAACCGGGTGTGTTCGATGCCGGTTTGGCGCTTGACGAAGGAGAGCAGCGCGGCATCGTGCCGTTCGCGGACGATGCCGAGGTTCCAGGCGGCGATCCACAGCGCCTGGAGCTTCTTTGCGAATGGCCCTTGAAGACCCTTTTCAGCCGGCTTGAAACCCTGCCGGCGCTGCTCAGTTACGATGAGCTGCAGCTCGCGGTAGTCCATCTGCCGCAGGCTGCGCTTACCCGTCACGCGATGGTAGAGATCGCGGGCGGTGTCCTCGTCCAGGCCGAGCTGTTTATTGGCGACGTGGATGGCGGCGATCGCGTTCATGACGCGACCCCGAAGAAGCCATCATTGCTCGCGCCGCAGTGCCTCAGCGCAGTGCTTGATTTCGTCGGTGACGAGGCTAACCAGCATGAAGAGCTTTTCGCGCTGAACGTCTTGAGCCTTAGGGGCAGACGCGACCAGGTCGACGAGCCCCTCAAGCGCAAGTACGGCAGAATCCAGCCGATCAATCGGCTGCCAATTTCCAGACATATTTCCCCCCGAACGGGATTTCCGACCGCCCTGGTGGCCGGACAAACGCGGGTTGGAAGACCGCATGGAGACGGCAAGCCTTTCGGCTTCCCGCGCCGTCCGACCAGGACGCTCCATGCCGGGCTTCCAAACCCGGCTTCGCCTTTTTCGCGAAGCAGCCGGACGAGTGGCACGAAAAGCTGGAGGCACCAAGAGAAATTTTGGCCTGTCCAGCGGCTACCAGCGGGATGGTTAAGAGGTTCTACGAGAAGGGTCGCAGATTTCATTTCGCACCTCCGTAGTATGGCAGTGAGAGCATCGCCTCCCGTTCGATTGCGGGCGGCTCGGAGCGGCTGGCAGCCTTCTTTGAAGGGGTCTGTCGAGCTGCGGCCAGTTCGTTTTTTGCTTGGGCCAGTTCCTCAAGCAGAAAACCGAGTGCTCCAGGCTCACTGACCTCGATTTCGACCCTCACGATCGCCTTGGGTCCTTTGACGGTCGCGCCATAGTCTCGGATGCGGGCGTACTGGGGGTTTAGCCAGATGGTGCTCATGGTGCCAATTCCTCAGCGTCGTCGAGTACGGCGTCGATCAGGTTGCCGAGCGCTATCGTCTCGACTAGTCGCCTGATCAGCGCGTCGACCGAAATGTCTCTCGCCCTGGCGTGAGGACGAAGGCGCTCACGCACGCCGATCGGGAACGAGCCGCAGCTCGGCTGGACGAAGTCAGGCGCCTTCTCACGATGCCGGCGTGCCGAGCATTCGAGGGCCGACACCGTCTTGACGTTGACGCCGATCTGCCGGGCGATCCAGTCGCGCGTACGGCCTTCTTTGCGATAGGCCAATACTGCCGCCGTGCGGCTCTCGTAGCCGAGTGTTTCTTTCCGGACGCCCATCATGCCCACCCTGAAAGGAACTTTTCCAGTGCGCCCGCAAGCTGGTTGCGGTCGCCGTCTGGATCAGGTTCATCGGAAAGGATCTCGGCCGCCAGCTTGGCCGCGTCGCAAAGCTTCTCCAGCGGCTCGACGTCTGGATGGAATTCCGAGTTCAGCCATTCGCCCTCGCGAGCGTATCGAAGCAACTCGGCGACGGCTTCGCTGGCCTGACTGGCGGCAGCAAGCGCGTGGGCCCGCTTTTCACTGAGCTGGGTCGCCATCTCTCAGGCCTCCTTCCGTTCGATCGGCACCGGGCCGCTGCCATGCGGGTTGAAGCCGTCCTCCGCCGCGATCTTTTTGCGGGCCGCAGTGCGCCAGTTCTGAAGTGCGCCGATCGTGCCGGTGGTCGAGCTGGCGCGTATGCCGGCCATCCGGACCGAGCGCTCGGCGCTGCTGTTGAACCGGGCGCCTTCCTCGTCAGTGAAGAAGGTGATCAGCTCGGCCTCGGCAGCGCTGGAGCGCTTGCGCCATCCGTCATAGTCGGCATGGCTATAATCGCCGGCTGCAAGATGGGCGGCGAGCAGCTTCTCTTCGACGAGCGCGGCAAGGCGCTCAAGGGTTTCGATCCAGAGCGTCATCGGCGTCATGCCTTCGCCAGATCGATCGTCACCGCCCGCCAGTCGGCGTCGAGGCGGTCACGCTCATAGCAGCGGACGTAGATCTTCGAGCCAACCACGCGCATGGCGTCGCGGATCGCCGCCATGGCCCGCTGCCAGCGCTCGTCGGCGATGTCGAGCCGCAGTAGCATGAAGATCGCGGCGCGGTTGATCTGGCCTTCCTTGTCCGTGTTGAAGGCGCGCGTCACGATGGCGCGGATCTCCGGACGGCTGTCGGCCGACCATTCCGTCAGGCACTCGTCGATCAGGCTCTTGGCGATCTGCAGCTGGGCGCCGAAATCGATCGTGTCGGCGACCTGCACCTTGACCATCTTCATGCCATCGAAGGTCATGAAAGTCTTGTTGCCCTTGGCGCCGCCTTTGGTCGCGCCGTACTCCTGGGCGAGCAGCGCTTCGAACGCGCCGAGGTCGTTGAACGTGTGTTCCTTGAAACGGCCGATCTGCGCGGAAAGATCGGTAGCGTAGCCGAGGATCGTACGGACCGTTTCGTCTTCGAGCATCTCGGTCGCCTTGACCATTTCGACCGGCACCAGATTGCCCTTGGCGTCAGGCATGTAGGCTTTGTCACCAACCAGCACTTTGCCTGTGGCGCGGGTTTCAGTTGCTGCTTGCATGGTCATTCTCCTGTTGATGTCGGGATTGGGCTGGGCATGAAAGCCAGAAGGTCGCGCAAGTTGGCCACCTGCAGGGCCACCTGTTCGGCTCGGACGCCGAGCACCATCGACC